CGAAATGGAAGCGATCATCCTGCAAACCCCTTGGATGGCCGCACGGCTCAATTTGAAGGCGTTTCACAAGACCATCGAAGACAAAGAGACCGGATCGATCTATCGGGCGCTCGCGAGCGACGGCAAGTCGGTGCATGGCTTGGCGTCATCATTTGTCGTTTGCGACGAGCTGGCACAATGGAAACGGCGCGAATTGTTCGACGTCCTGCGAACGTCGCTGGGCAAGCGCCGCGAGCCGTTAATGCTGATTATCGGGACACAATCGCACTCTGCCGAAAATGTCATGTCCGAGCTGGTCGATTATTCGCAGCGCATCGAATCCGGCGAGATTGAGGATAGCAGCTTCCATGGCGTGTTGTATGCGGTCCCGGACGACGCCGACGCTTTCGACCCTGCCAACTGGCCGCTGGCCAACCCTGCCCTTGGCACGTTTCGCGGCGCTCGCGAAATGGCCGAAGAGGCCGAGCGCGCAAAGCGGATGCCGACATTCGAGCCGTCATTCCGCAATCTGTATCTGAATCAGCGCGTCGATGCCGAGCCGAAGGCTATCAACCCCGCCGAATGGGAAGCATGCGGCGACGATATCGACATTGAACGGCTACGCGGGCGACCCTGCTATGGCGGGCTAGACCTATCAAGCACTCGCGATCTATCCGCTCTCGTCCTTTATTTTCCCGACGATAATGGCGCGGTGTTGCCTTTCGTATGGTGCCCAAAGGAAAATCTTGCGGAGCGCGAAGAAACCGACCGCGTCCCCTATCGCACCTGGGCGAAGAATGAATTGATCGAGGCAACGCCCGGTCGGGCAATCGACAAACGGTTTATTGCGCAGCGGCTTGCCGAGATCACATCGACATTCGAATTGCGGGGTGTCGCATTCGACCGTTGGGGCTTTCAGGATTTGGAAAACATCTTGAACGCCGAGGGCGTCACCCTGCCGCTGGTGGCATGGGGGCAGGGCTATCAATCGATGGGACCGGCGGTCGATGCCTTCGAAACGGCAATGCTAAGCCAGCGATTGCAACACGGGATGCACCCTGTTTTGCGTTGGTGCGCTGGCAATCTCGTTTTCGAAATGGACCCCGCCGGGGCGCGCAAGCCAAGCAAAAACAGATCGATTGATCGAATCGACCCGCTTGTCGCCCTTATCATGGCCGTGGGGTTATCGAGCCGCGACGAAGGGCCAAAGGTCTATCGCGGCAGTGGAATTGCATGGGTTTAACGTAGAAGAAGGAAGGAAGAAAAATGATTGAAGCACAACAATTCTGGACACCGCAAAATGAATGGCAGGCGAAGTTGAAGTCACTGGAGATGGCGGCAACCGACCTAGATTCGGATTTCGAAACAGACGCCGAAGGTGATTTTTATGTTGAAGCGCACACGCGGGCATTGACGGATTTCATGTTGCTTCCCGTCGATGAACCCAAGGCAATTCTTGTCAAAATGGCTTTGCTTAAAGAGCATGAGCTTTTCTGTTGCGAGAAGGAGGAGTTCGACAAAATATGGGAGGCATTGATTGACGATATGAGGCGCGTCGCGGGTTGGACAGAGCATGAAGCGCGTTGCCGCTTGGCAGGCCAAGGCGACAATGCTTGCGACAGCTAACTATTCGTGAGTATTTGCGCTTGACGCCGAAACTCATTGTGATAATAAGTATCGGTGTTCAACGCAGAAACTACTGATGGCAAAACTTTCCGACCTTATTGACGTAACCGAAATTTACTCGGAAATTCCGGGGAATTCGCTCCGTCAACTGACGCGCCATATCCGCGAGGCGGGCTTGATTTCGTCCGGAGGGAGAGGCCCCGGCGGCGCGGAGATGATAGTGCCAGATGTTGTTAATCTGCTCATTGGTCTAGCCTCCCCAACAGCGAAAGATGCGCCAGTGCATATCTCCCGTTGTAGAAATGCGATGCTTGATAGCGGAGATCGTTTCGGTAGCGGAAATGACAGCCATGTTTTTCAAGACGAAGATTTCGGCCATGCGTTAGAATCGCTGGTTGGATTCGCGGCTTATGGACACGATCAGTTTGGCGGCAATTTCGAAAAAAATAAAGTTCATTACTATGAAGTAACGATAAGCCGTGTTCCAAATGTTTCTTACGTTGAAGCAAGTATAACGCTCGACTCAATCGATAGCAAAACTTGGAAATACGATTTTTTCGAAAACAACAAAATAGGAACTCCGAAATTTAGTCCAAACATTATAAACCAAATTACCATTAAGAAAAATTTGATAGACGCTTGTTCTAAAGTTATTTTGCAAGGCTTCGACCTTGTCCCGAATTTGATGCATCACCCCCACAACAAACGGGTGATTTCAAAATGAGTTTTCGCCCACAAAAACGGGGTGCGCGGCGCATCCTAAGCCAAGCCTTTTTGCAGGGGCGAACTGGAACTCCGAGCCAGCGAAAACTGCAATCAGGCAACGCCGCAGCCAACGTCGCGAGACAGTCGGTATTTATATTTCACAATTCATATTCGCCCGAGAGAAAAGGGTGTGCGGCGCATCCTTCCACAAGCTTTTTTGTAGGGGCGAAGGGGCATTCCTCCCTCATAATTCTGCAATCAAGCACCGCCGCAACAACCCGCCAACGTCGCGAGACCGTCGGGAATCTCTGCGCGGGGGCATCACGCCCCCGCCCGATAGAAGGATTAAATCTATGACGAAATTAGCAGAACTTCTTGAGCGCCGAAGTGCGCTTATTGCCACGATGAAAACCCATGAAGCCGACGGCGGCGAAGCCTTTGACAATGCAAAATCTGAACTCGGTAACGTTACCGGACAGATTGAGCGCGCACGAGCGGTTGAAAACGCCGAACGTCAAGAGCGCGGCAATCCGATTTCAGGCGACCCAAAACTGTCGACAGAGTTGCGTTCGAATTTTTCGCTCGTTCGCGCCCTTGCCATGCAAGCTGGATTGAGCGGACATGACTATGGCTTTGAACGCGAGGTGCAACCCGAACTTGCCAAGCGGGCAGGAAAAGCAGCCGAAGGCGTTATGGCACCGCTGGAATTGTTCCTCGAAAAACGCGTCCTAACGTCCACCCTGCCTGTTGGCGGACCCGGCGCAAATCTTGTGCAGACGGAGCTAAATGGCGAATTGTATTTCGACAGGCTGCGCGCCGCAATGAAGGTGCAATCTCTTGGGGCAAGAATCCTGAACGGTCTTGTGGGCAACGTCGATATTCCGGGACTTAAAACTTCATCGACAGTCGGATGGGTTGCGGAAAACGCGGCACTTACGTCGAGCGATCCCGAATATCGCAAAGTCAGCATGACGCCAAAACATGCCGGCGCCATCACCGAAGTCAGCCGCAACATGTTGCAACAGGTATCGCCCGACATTGAAACCTTAATCAGGGCCGATTTCGCAGCCTTGCTTGCGGACGCGGTAGATAGGGCCGCTATCTTCGGCACCGGCACAGGGGCGCAGCCACGGGGCATTTTAAGCACCGCTGGTATTGGCACCGTTGCAATGGGCACCAATGGCCTTGCCATGACAGTTGACACGCCAGCGGACGTCATGTGCCGGATTGACATTGCAAACGCCCCTGCAACCTCACGCGGGTTCCTCACAAACAGTAAAGTCATGGGTGCGGCAATGAAATTGAAGGACTCGGAAGGCCGACCATACGGATTACAGCAGGTTTTCCAAAATCAGCGCGTCGAGTTTTCGAACAATGTGCCAAGCAACTTAACAAAGGGCACAGGCACAAATCTTTCGGCGCTTATTTACGGCAACTGGGATGATTTGCTTATCGGTTATTGGTCAGCATTCGACTTGTTGGTCAACCCGTATGAGGCCACCGCCTATGCCAAGGGCAATGTTTCGATTCGCGCCATGCTAACGTGCGACGTAAACGTGCGGTACGCCGAGAGTTTCGCGGCCGCCACGGACATTGTAGCCTAATGTCCGGGCAACCCCCCATAGCCATCGAGCGGCGCGCATTTTCCGAAATGCGCGCCGTTGCGTCACAGCGGCGAATTGAGGGCTATGCCGCAACCTTTGGCAGCACGGCCAAGCTTGGCGAGTTTTCGGAAACGATACAGCCAGGCGCATTTCGTTCAGCACTCGCTGGCGACATTCTCGCGCTTATGGATCACGATCCGGGGCGCGTTCTCGGTCGAACGCGATCAGGCACGTTGCGGCTATCCGAAGATAGCCGCGGCTTGGCCTTTTCGCTCGACCTTCCCGACACGCAAGCGGGGCGCGATATTCTCGCCCTTGCCGAGCGCGACGATCTGGGCGGCATGTCATTCGGCTTTTTGGTCCCCCCGAACGGTGAATTTTGGGAAGGATCGACCCGCAACTTGCGCACCATCGACTTGAAAGAAATTTCAGTTGTGAGCGCGTTCCCTGCCTATCCGGACACGAGCATTGCATTGCGGTCTAGGGCATTTGTCGATGATCGAGCGCGCCGCCGCCGAGCCATCGCAATAGCGGAGGCAAGCCAATGGGTATGATGGACAAAATTGCAGCCACCATGGGCTATGAAAAACGGGCAGCGGACCCAAGCTGGGCCGCGCTGGGCAGCAATGTGGGCTATCCCGCCACCCTATCAGCGCGAGCGAGCGAGAACCTCTCTTCGGTATTGGGTTGCGTCACCGCCATTTCAACTGCCCTCGCATCGATCCCAGCCCTTGTTTATCAGGTGACTGATAACGGCCGCAAAGAGATCGAGAGCCACCCGCTGCGAAACCTTATTCGCAACGGCGCTAACGAGGGTATGAACTGGCCCGACTTTATCGAACATTGGGTTGCATCGACCTTGCTAACCGGCAACGGATTAGCGCAGATTGAGCGCGACAGCCGTGGGCAAGTTTCAGCCCTCCGATATATCCCTTGGCAATGGGTGAGTGTCGTCGAACTACGAACAGGCAGACTGGCCTATGACGTTTCAGACGGCAAAGGAAAATCATGGCGCTTGCTGCAAAGCGAAGTGCTTCACTTGCGGGACCGGACCGATAATGGGCTTGTCGGGCGATCACGGTTAAGCCGCGCGGCTAACACCGTTGCAGCCATTACCGCGAGCAATGATTTCGCCCGCGAATTTTTGATAAACGGCGCACAGCCAAGCGGCGTCATCAAGTCACCCGCCGTGCTTTCACTGGAGCAAATGAAAAACATCAAAGCCCAATTTCAAGAGCGATATAGCGGTGCGAAAAACGCCGGTCGAACGCTTGTTCTTGATAACGGGCTGGATTGGAGCGCAGCGCAAGTTTCACCCGAAGACGCAGAGTTGCTCGAAACCCGCAAATTTGGCGTCGAAGAAATTTGCCGATTGTTTCAGGTTCCCCCACCGCTGGTGCAAGATTATTCGAATAACACTTTTACGAATAGCGAGACGGCGGGACGTTGGTTTGCCATGTTTTGCCTCACACCCTGGGCGCG